CAACAATCATTGCTGATGAAGGCTGAGCGCGGGGCACGTGGTGCCTTGCGCCCAGTTTTACCATTGCCTTTGCCTTTGCCGTTGCGTTTCTTCGCACCGAAAGGTTTGCTCGTGACGCCGCCAGCACCCTGGGTGATGCCCGTGAGACGGATTGTCTCAACCGGGGCACCATTTGTGCGCGGTCCGTTTTTCCCCTGTCGAGGCATTGAGTAGTAGTCTTGAGGAGCTCAATATGAAAAGGTTCCCGAGGAACTCAAATATGGATGGCAAAGTGTGCCGGAAAATGCTGTGTACGACTTTTAGAAAGGTGGACGTCTGGTCCGTGCCAACTTCCCCTGCGCCAAAATGGCTAGGAAATCGGAAGCGCGTGCGCTTCAGAAAGGCAAAATGCCCTATCCAGCCTCACAAGCAGCTGGCTCCGCGTGGAAGACCCCCACACGGCACACCGAACACATCAGAGATATGTCACCAGGATGACTCCCGGTGCCGTAGCCATTTCCCTAATGTTGACACATGCCCTGCATTCAAGCCAGGCACATGACAAGCTCAGGTCCACTAACCAACCGGCCGGATCCCTCCTAGGCATAGCACATAGCCTAGAATTTCCCCGACGCGACCAGCTTCGACCCCACAGTTTGTGACTCAATCATAAAAAGCAGAAAACTAGAACTTCTAGCGAGGTGGTGATGAGCACCAAGCTAAGGCGTCTGCATGCCTGTTGTTTCCCCGCAGGAGTACGCCTACGTTGGCAAACCATTTATGATGAGGCAAGTGTGAGACCCCACCACGGTGGACTCTGGGCAACAACTTTTCACCAGGGTGGCTTCCTTCCCTGGACACGCTCGGTTAGCACGTGCGTTGTTGGGCCCTCACGTTTCTGCAGCTCTCGAGGGCAGTGAACCCCTCCGAGGGTAGTCGCTCCGGTGGATCTCGGATTTTTGAGAGGCGAGTAATTTTCCATACCAGGTGCCTCAAAGCGAATATTCCCGTGTGCTCGGGACAGTCAGGGCGCAAAATGGTTTTGGTACCATACTCCCAGACGGCTTTTGCGTACACAATGTACCGGGGTTTGCCCGGTGTTCTTACAGCTTATACTGGATCAGCACCGTCCGGGTTGAACGGGATGCTGTCTAACGCACACTCGATCACATCTTGATCAGTGCGCCAAGCTACGGGGAGGAAAAATCTGGCGGCGTTGGTTTCGTCCGGGTCCAACTCGGTGCCGATAGAACATAATGTGGAGAGATCAATGAGGTCGGCGATCCCTCCACACTGCAAGTTGATCAATTTTAGGAAGTCTTCTTCTGTAGAATGGTTCCACAATGAGCCGTCATCTGCATCCTGCATCATCTCGCCTAGGTTAAAAACCGTACCTTCGACAAATTCGCCAGTGTGCACCATTTGCACGTCCCGGTTACTAGTCGTGAGTTTGGCACCTTGGCTGTAATGCCCCATGGCGTATGCCCTGAACAAGTTGCCAATGGGTTTGGCTGTTTCAAGGAAATTGCACGCGCGCGCTGCGTAAGATTCAGCACCTACCTGATTTCTACCATCACGTGTGGCGGCCTGATGGGATGATGTCCAAGCAGATGATGCGATGTTGCGTAATAACTCAGGCATGAGTATGTCTTCACGCGGGCCGTGCTCGTCGCATAAAGCAGTGTACCCTACGAATGTCACGTAACCACCACCGGTGACGAATTTGAGCTTCATGTGGAACCCGAGTGACTGCCAGTCACTCATGATTCTGTCTTCATAAGGTTTCAAAACATCCGTGGTAGTTAACAGGGAATCATCTCCCTCGAATCCGAAATTCGTCCAAACCTTTTTCCCGGTGAGCCTAGAAGTGTGCCACCTCGTGGCGGGGTTGAGCAATATCTTCGGGGCGTCTTTGGACATTACCGTGATCCATACAATGAGGTTCATCATATAGTTTAGTAAGGAAGTCCCGCGATCGCCCGAACGCCTGATGGCGCGTATCTCAAACCAGCTGAGGAGCTTTCGGCCGTCCAAAGAAATGTCTTCAGTAGTTGCTTTCCCCTTCATTGTCTTGCCTTGGCGAGCACGTAACGCATTGTTGAGCACCCAATCAGGCACTTCGATGTCGTCAAGGAGCAACTGGCTAACGTGTGCAAGGATGACGTTCTCAGTTTTGTCCCGGATCTCTGGCCCACAGCAGGCATCCCATGCCGAACCGTCGCCTTCTATGGCGGTGACGTTCATTTTGGTGTGGTAGAGTTCTCCGAACACTTCGCGCACTGCTGAAAGCTTCTTCTGGTGCTTGATGTGATGGCCATTGAAATGACCTTTCACGCCGTGGCTGCCGAAAATGACGTCTTCCATGAATTTAATGGTTAAGAGGTTGGCGAGGTTGCCTATGTCTCCATCAGAGCACAATGGGCGTGGGGCTTTGCCCCGCTTCGGAAGCACCTCGTTTTTCTTGATTTGAAATTCATGTAAAAGCTCAGTTTCCCCCATGTCACTCAACAATTTCTCATATGCTTCGGCGAACCTAGCTGTGTTCCATTTGCCGGATTTCATGAGTTCAAACAACGGGTTGGCGGCGCGCCACGCGCGAACTTTCGCGGGCGTGAATATTTGGCAAAAAGCTGACACCGACTCATCTAACGCCGCAGCGAGTTCAGGGGTTGGATCGTAGTCAATGACCTTCTTGTCCATTCGTTTGATCAACCCTTCGAGCAATGCGCCGATGGAGTTTGGTTGGCTTACGGATGGTATGAGATCGGGTCCTATCCTGTACGCGCCAGGCTTGAGTGGTGTCCATTCACCATATGGATTAAAGAATGGGTCAATGCGCGTGTCGATGTGTTTGGTGCCGCGGGTGTCGATACCCCTGTAGTCTTCTGGGTACAATATATCGATACCTGCGCCTGACGTCTGGACGCGTGTGCTGACGTGCTGCTCTGTGCCATCACAATGTTCGTCGCTTGATGATGATCCATCACTTGTACTTGTTCCGTCACTTGAAGCGGGTGGAGCGCTCGGCGTAAGCTGCAGAGCACAAGGTTGTGCACCCAGTTTCACTGCGTGAGCTGGATCAAGCGGAGGATGAAAAATTCGCTGCACGCGTGCGTATGGTTTGCGTCGGCCGCAACACCCGAGTCCATTTTCCAACGCTCTCCATGGCCTGAAGAAACGTCTTGGTTCAAGGGCGGTCGAGGTCCGAACTTGCGAAATGGCAAGTGGCAAGAGCATGTTGTAAGCGGTGACTAGGTAAGGATCGAGTTTTTTGTAGCACTGTAGGGTTCCAAGATGAATGTTCATCTTGGTATTGCCGCGGCCGGCAATGTTTTGCAAATCAATGGCTGTGTGGACTTTCTTGTCGATGAACAGACTGTAACTTCCATATCCTTCATGTTCAACTCCCCATAATGCCGAGGGTAGCCATGTGTCTTCGGCTTCAATTTGGTGCTCGTGTGCGGCACCATCACTACACTGTATACATTTCTCACAGAATCTCGCAAAGAACTTGAGTTCCACGTCGCCGTTCCCCCGCCTGCCAGCAATATCAAATTCCTGGCCGTTGCAGCGTGGGTGTGGACATGGTTCCCGAGCAGGAAGGGATTGGAAAGTATTACACTGCATACCCCCGGTGTTAGTGACTGCAGTCGCTATGTCCACTTTAC